CTGTTCGCGAAGAAACTGAAACTCGAGTCTAGATGGAATGAGTTGTTTCTTGAAAATAGAGGACAGATAACACCTGAAATGTCTGTTCTTGGTGATGAGATCAAAACAGTTATTCGATCAATCATTAGGCAACAGGAAGAGCAAGTCCGAACCAATCCGTTAGATGGTGAAATTCATCTCTACGCTGGTTAATTAGGACTAATACATCGTTGAAATCTATATTTCTTCTTAGGGATTTCTTGCACTTTTCTATAAATTGATATATAAATTTTGAAATCTTAAGATTAATAAGGAGATATATCTATGAAATCAGATGTAAAAGCAGTTAGAGTTACCGGAACAGGTTCTGTATTTGGTGGAAGAACAAGATTAAGAGGAATTATTCTTGCTAATGCTACAGCAGGTGCTGGTACAATAACTTTACAAGATGGAAACTCTGTAACGCAATTTGTTGGAGATTGTCCAGCAGGAGATGTTTTTGCTTTCAATATTCCTGAAGATGGAATTTTATTTGAAGGTGGAATGACAGTTTCTGCAATATCAGGTTTGACAGCGGCTACAATATTATTAGACAAGTAGGAGGCTAAATGGCTAATACTACTTCTGGAACAGCAATATTCGATAAAAATTTTTCTATTGATGAAATCATAGAAGAAGCTTATGAAAGAATAGGTATGCAAGGCGTATCTGGTAATCAGTTACGTACTGCAAGACGTTCTTTAAATATTATGTTTCAAGAATGGGGAAACAGAGGTCTTCATTATTGGGAAGTTGCAAACAATTCAATTACATTAGTTGATGGTCAAGCAGAGTATACTATGTATAGATCAACAGCTGATGGAACTTCTGATGCTACAGCAGTATATGGTGTAGATGATGTATTAGAAGCCGTTTATAGAAATTCTTCAAATGTAGATACTTCTTTAACTAAAATTTCAAGATCAGATTATCAAGCGTTGTCAGGTAAAACAAATGAAGGACAACCTACACAATATTTTGTACAAAGATTTATTGATAAAGTAACAGTTACTTTATACTTAACTCCAGGATCAACTGAAGCAGGTAATACAATTAATTATTACTATGTAAAAAGAATACAAGATGTTGGAGATTATACAAATGCAGCTGATGTTCCTTATAGATTTGCTCCATGTATGTCTTCAGGGTTAGCTTATTATTTATCACAAAAGTTTGCTCCACAAAGAACTCAAGAATTAAAATTATTATATGAAGATGAACTTCAAAGAGCGCTACAAGAAGACGGCTCTTCTAGCAGCTCGTATATAAGTCCGAAGGTGTATTACCCAAGTGTCTAATAATGCTTCAGGAAAATATGCAAAATTTATTTCAGATCGTTCTGGTATGGAATTTCCATATAAAGAAATGGTTAAAGAATGGAATGGATCACGTGTTCATATTTCTGAATTTGAACCTAAACAACCACAATTAGAACCAAAACCACATACAGCTGATCCACAAGGTTTAAAAATTACAAGACCTGCTAGAACTGAACCACAAACAGATCCATTACTACCTTCTAATCCTTTTATTATTACATCAGGAAGTTCTACAATTAATGTTTTTGAACCAAATCATGGAAGAAGTAGTTCAGATATTGTAGTTTTTAGAAATGTAGATGGGAGTCCAGGAGGAATAGCTTATTCAGTGTTTGAAAATTCTTCAGGATTTAGTATAACTGTTACAGGTACTAATAATTATACTTTTAATTTAGGAAGTACACCGACAGTAACAGGAAAATTTGGAGGAGGATTTGTAACAGCAGGACCCGTTACATTAACACCATAATGGCAGGATTTACTTACACCACATTAACACAAGCTATTCAGGATTATACTGAAGTTGATAGTAATGTTTTAACATCTACTATTACAGATCAGTTTATTGAAAATTCAGAGCTTAGAATTTTAAGAGATGTTCCAATTGATGCATATAAAAAACAATCTATTGGTAATTTAGTTACCGGTCAAACAACAATAAACGTACCTGCTAAAACTTTATTTGTAAAAGGTGTACAAGTTTATAATTCAACTTCTGTGTCAACAGGAACTAATTCTTGGTTAGAAAAGAAAGACGAATCATATTTACAAGAATATGCACCAGCAGAAACCTCTACAGGTTTTCCAAAATACTATGCTATGTTTGGTGGAGCAACTGGGGTAACTGATACTACATCAGGAAGATTATTTTTAGCTCCTGCTCCAGACGATACTTATGTATTCAAGATTCATTATGAAGCTATTCCAGATGGATTATCGGGTTCTAATGCTACAACTTATATTAGCCAATACTTTGGAAATGGGTTATTATATGCATGTTTAGTAGAAGCATATGGATATTTAAAAGGTCCAATTGATATGTTGACACTATACGAAAATAAGTATAAACAGGAAGTTGAGAAGTTTGCTGCAGAGCAACTTGGTAGACGTAAAAGGGACGACTACACAGATGGTACTGTTCGTATTCCAGTTCCTTCACCGTCACCGTAATAGGAGAAAAAAATTATGGCAATTACATCAGCAGTTTGTTCAAGTTTTAAACAAGAACTTTTACAAGGTAAACACGATTTTGATTCATCAGGTGGAGACACTTTTAAAATTGCACTTTATACAAGTTCAGCAACTTTAGGTGCAGCAACAACTGATTACTCAGCAACAAATGAAATTACAAACGATGCAGGATCTGCTTACGTTGCAGGTGGTGCTACATTAACTAATGCTGGAGTATCTTTATCAGGTACAACTGCATTTACAGACTTCGATGATGTTTCTTATACATCAGCTTCTTTCACTGCAAACGGTGCTTTAATTTACAACACAACAACAGATGGTGGTACTGGTACTACTGATGCGGTTTGTGTTATTGCTTTTGGTGGTGACAAGACTGCAACTAACGGAACTTTCACAATTCAATTTCCAGCAGCAGACGCAAGTAACGCAATCCTAAGATTAGCATAAAGGATAACGTCTTATGGCAGACGTTACTTTTACATTAACCGTACCAGGCGGTGCGGCAGGTGGTTTTTATATTGATGGAGTACAAAGAGATACTTTAAGTTTAGATATAGGAAAGACATATAGATTTGACGATTCTGACCCTTCATGTTCAGGAAACAATTTAGTATTTTCAACAACACCTGATGGAATACATAACGGTGGTATTTATTATAACACTGGAACAACAAGATTTAATTCTCCAGGTCAACCCGGTGCTTATGTAGAAATAACAATAACAGAAAGTACACCAAGCACACTTTATTATTTTTCTATTCAAAATTCTGGAATGGGTGGTTTAATGAATATAGATTTAGCTGCTAATTCATGGGGATCACAATCGTGGGGTGAGTATTGGTGGAATTTAAATCAAGATTTAAATACGGGTTGGAACACAAAAACTTGGGGCGCAAGTAATTGGGGAGATCTTTCTGGTGAAGTAGTTCAGCCTACTGGTTTATCAATTACATCTACGTTAAACGATAATGTTACAGTTACAGGTTCAGCTGTAGTTGATTTAGTTGGAGTTGAAACTACATCTAATGTTGGATCATTAACTATTACTGCTAATGCAGATGTTTTACCTTCAGGTGTTTCGTTTACAGGAAATGTTGGATCACTTACAACTGAAATAGGAGTAAGCGTTGAAATATCAGGTCAAGAAGTTGCAAGTGTATTAGGTGTCATTACACCTGCAGATCAGGTTATGGGTCTGACAGGTCAAGAATTTACAGTTGAACAAGGTACAGCTGTAGCACCAAATGAAGACGTATCATTAACCGGAGTTGAATTTACATCAGCTTTAGGTACACCTACAATAGATGTTATAACAGTTGTAGAACCAACTGGCTTAGAAATAACTTCTGAACAAGGTACAGCAATTGCACCAAATAACGCTGTAACATTACAGGGTCAAGAATCAGAGTTTACTTTAGGTCAACTTGTTGGATTAGGTTCATCCGTCGTTAATTTAGAAGGTCAATCTGTTACATCTACAGTTGGAAATATTGATCCAGCAGATCAAGTAATGGGTCTAACAGGAGTTTCTTTAAGCTCTAGTGTAGGATCAGTAAGTGTTGACGATCAAGTTGTTGGATTACAAGGATTTGAAATAACAGCCTCTGTAGGTGCTCCTTTTATTATACATTATCAGGATGTTGACACAGGCTCAAATACCAATTATAGTGGAGTTTCAACAGGATCAAATA